GGGCCTATTTGTAAAAGTGCTGCTTAGTTTAGCAGTGCTTCTATTTTTATCATGTCATTTCAAGGATATCAATGAACAAGAAATTATCAAAATTTCTGCAGAAGTCCTTTCGGGCTTCTAGGCGAGACCTTTCTTTCGGAAGGCTCGTCACATCATGCACTCCGTTCCTAGAGAGTGTCGACACTGGCGTTTCATTAGGCGTGTACCTCCGACTAAAATATCGGGAGTACGGTCAATACCTAGCAATGGGTATTGATGCCAATGATTACGCTGATGCTGACACGTTCTTTTTTGACTATCAAGTCATAAAGTTATTCTCTAAGAGCGAAATCTTTCCCCGTGTATATATAACGGAGAAGGAAGCTATGATAACATTCATTGAAGCTGAATCAAAATGTCGTCAGATGAACAAAGACTGGGACTCACTCAACTCTCCCTTTATCGGGAAGAGCGCGGAGTGCGGTATATTCCATACCGCAACGCGTAAACTTGAGCGAATTCTCGGTCCTTGTCCCTCTCTTGCGACCCTAGATTTCGGTTTTGGGCCAGGTAATAACGTTGGTCTGCATAAAAACACGTCAGTTCATGACAAGTTAAATGCAGCTCTAACGTATACTGCGAACCTACGTCCGTACCTTGGTCACGTTCTTGGAAGCTGCCCTTCGTGGGTGGCATCCAGGTTCGATAATCAAGTGCCCTCTCCATTAGGACCACGCCAATCATTGGCGGAGGTACAAATGGTGTTGGGTAGCGAACTAGGTTTCGTCCCTAAGACTGCGAAGACAGACCGAACTATATGTACCGAACCTCTTCTGAACTCTTTTGTTCAGTCGGGAATTGGTAAATATATTAGGGCTCGTCTTCTCAGAGCCGGTTGTGATACAACAGACCAGACAACCAATCAAAAGCTGGCCAAACTCGGTTCAATCCGAGGTGACCTTGCTACGATCGACTTGTCATCTGCCTCCGATCTTATATCGTGGGCAGTGGTCTGGAATATCCTTCCGGAGCCGTGGTTTGATTTACTAAGTACTTGCCGTTCCGAAGCCTTTACGTTCAAAGGACAATTCTATAATCTAGAAAAGTTCTCGAGCATGGGCAACGGATACACTTTCGAGTTAGAGACGTTAATATTTCTGTCTTTAGCTCGCGCAACTTGCGCCGAACTCGGACTTTCGTCTGAGTCAGTTAGTGTTTATGGAGATGATATTATCGTCCCCACAGAGGCATACGAATTGCTCTGCAGCACACTTGTGTGTTGCGGCTTTTCGGTAAATCACTCCAAGTCTTTTTCCGCTGGCCCCTTTCGGGAGTCCTGTGGTAAAGACTGGTTCTTAGGTGCACCCGTACGACCGTTGTTCCTTAAACGGCGCCCCACGAATGCCAGCTTAATAGGCTGGTGTAATCATATCAAGCGTTTAGACAAAGGTCGTTATGACCAACGTTGGAGCGCTTTGTATGACTCACTTAAGAAGCTCGTTCCTAGAGCTTTTTATGTGTTGGTGGGGCCTGACGGTTATGGTGACGGCCACTTTATAGAAAACAATCCGGAATTGAGAGAAAAACTCAGATCCAGATTCTACAAAAGAGGCTGGGAAGGCCACGCGTATTATACGCTTGGTTCTACCCCATTACACCGAGTGTCTTCTGACCTTGTCGCGTATGCGGCCGCCCTTTACGGGTTGCCGCGCGCGGGGTCGCTTCCGGATCACGATTATAGTGATCAAGGGGAAAGTCATCAGTCATTAGATGGCCTTCTCGCTTTTACCAGAAGAAAACAGACACGTACAGTGCTACGTCGGTGTTTCCATCCCTGGAGACACTACTCGGGTGAATTGCCCGAGTAAAGCTCACGACTCTCGTCGTGTTTCCCTGTTTATTACAGGGGGAATTGGGGACTAATAGTCCACCTCCCAACAAAGCGTTTTGCTAAGCT